CTTTGTACTCTGCGTTCACCAACTATGCATCATATGCAGATGAGAGAAATGGTTTCAAGCTACGTAACACAGGCAATGATACCAATGCTATCAGCATGTGGGGACGTGAGCAGGAAGTTACCAAGTGGGTATCATCAAAGCAGTTCAAAGAACTGGTTGCTGCTTAATGAATCTACCTCGCTACATGTACAAGAGGTACACACCCAAGGGGGATCGGACATTCAGGTTCAGTCCCCCTCGTCAACTTATTGACAGTGGTGTTGTATCTCGCAGAGAACTTGGTAAAAATTTTAATGAAGCAAAAAAAGTCGCAGATGAATTAAACAAATTGATAGATGAATATCGTCAGGAAATGTTGACAGAGTCTGTGGTCACACGATCTACTACCCTGTCAGAATTATGTGACATATATCTTTTGTCTAATGATTTCAATGCTTTACGTGACTCAACTAAAGCTGATTACATCTACTTTATTAAGATACTTTGCCTAGATTTAGGTGAAAAAAAGTGGCATACTATATCTAGTAGGTTGGCTAAGAGGACTTATGAACTCTGGGTCAGACGTGGTGTGTCACTTGCAAACCATGTATGTAGTATTGCATCACGCATCTACAACTATGCGACTGAGATGGAGTATGGTAATCACAATCCATTCTCTAATATTAGACGTAAATCTACCAAACCTAGACGTGTAGTGTGGGCAAAGGAACATGTGCGTCAATTTCTTGACTATGCTTATGCAAACTATGAGTACAGAAGCATTGGCTTGATAGTGCAGATGGCATACGAATGGTGTCAGAGGATAGGTGATATGCGTTTGCTCACTTGGAATGATCTTGACATGGACAAAGGTATGCTCACACTAGAGCAGTCTAAGCGTAGATCAAAGGTGTTTCTGCCTATCAGTGACAGCCTGTATGATATGTTGTACGAACAACAGGGTGACTTTGGCTTTCAACAGTACGTAGCTCCCAATGTAAGCCCCATACAGGGCGAGTACAAACCCTATGGGTTGGAGAGTGTATCAAAGATTGCAAAGCGTGTCATGAAGCGTTTAAACCTGCCTGATGAACTCCGACTTATGGATCTCAGAAGGACAGGAGTTACAGAAATGATTGACAGTGGAGTCCCAATGGGGCAACTTATGTCAGTGACAGGTCATACAAATGTACAATCTGTCAAGCCGTACATGAAACATACTTACGAGAGTGCTAAGAATGCTCTCAATACAAGGAGTAAATACAATGCATAATATATATAACATTATAAGTGATATAGATATATTAAATAATGAAACAAAGAGAATGAATTGTCCTGAGTGTGGTGGGTACAAGACCTTTACTATATCAAACAACATGGGCAGACTGTTGTGGAATTGTTATAAGGCTTCATGCAGTATTAGTGGATCTAAGCCTGTGCATTTATCTGTAGAGGACATCAAGAGAACTTTGCACAAGGAAGAGAGACAAGCTGAACATTTTGTAATGCCAGAATATGTTGTACCATACAAGGGACAGCCTGACATTACTAGATTTATGGAGAGGTTTGACTTGATGGGTGGACTGTATCACGATGTAAAAGATAATCGTGTTGTGTTTCCTATCATGCAGGACGGTGTAGTAATGGACGCAGTTGGGCGAAGTCTTAGAAATAGTTTACCTAAATGGAAAAGATATGGGAATAGTGGCTTGCCATTTACATCTGGTTGTGGTAAAGTCGCTGTAGTTGTTGAGGACTGTGTCAGTGCCGTAGTTGTAGGCAGTGACGTGTATGTTGGGGTTGCTGTGTTAGGCACATCACTGTCTGATATACACAAGAGGTACTTGTCACAGTTCTCTTCAGCAATAGTAGCCCTTGATCCTGATGCCCTACCCAAGGCAACAGAGATGTGTAAAGATCTCAGGAGTGTAGTGAATACAGTAAAGGTACTTAGATTAACCGATGATTTGAAATACAAGCATCCTAACGACATTGAAAAACTAACAGCAATAGGAGAAGAATTAAATGGAACAAGCATTAATACGTAGTCTGATGACCAAAGACTTCTACGATGATCATAGAGGTATTCGTTGTCCTGATAAATTATTTACCAAGGATATGCGAAAGATAAAAAACTCTGTTGATTATGCCATGAAGACATACAACAGGACAGTAACACCTGATGAGGTAGAGGTATTGTTTATGTCAAACAATCCTACACTCACCACAGCGCAGAAGCAAGCATATGGTGATCTATTCTCACGTATCAAGAAGGAGTCCCCTCTTGGTAATGATATAGCACAAGAGGTGTTATCCAAGTTATTCCAACAGGTAGTTGGAGAAGAGATAGCAAACCTTGGGTTTGATTATGTGAATGGTTCACAGACTAGCCTTGAGCCACTCCGTAATCTGCTAGAGCAGTATGGTGATGACTTCATACCCTCTATGAATATAGAGTGGGCTGACATATCTATTGAGAATCTTCTTGCAAGGAATGATATGGAAGCACGTTGGTCATTTAATATACCTAGCTTGACTCGTAAGATAGAGGGTGTAAACGAAGGACACCTGATAGAGGTGGGAGCTAGACCTAATACAGGTAAGACTTCTTTCCATGCATCTATGATTGCAGGAGAGCAGGGCTTTGCCAGACAGGGTGCTAAGTGTGTTGTTCTATGTAACGAAGAGTCAGTGCATAGAGTGGGTATGCGATACCTGACTGCTAGTTCTAATATGAATCAATACGAGATCAAAGATAATCCCAAGCTTGCCCATGAGAAATATGGTGCAGTCAAGGAGAATATAAAACTGTATGATTCTACAGGACGTGACATGGCTTGGGTTGAGAGTATTGCTAAATCTTTTAAACCTGATGTCGTTGTGTTAGACATGGGTGACAAGTTTGCTAAGACGGCAGGATTTGCTAGACAAGATGAAGCACTCAAGGCAAATGCAGTCCATGCAAGAATGATTGCCAAGCAATATGGTTGTGCTATATTCTATATGTCACAGCTATCTGCTGAAGCAGAGGGCAAGGTTATACTTAACCAAGCCATGATGGAAGGTAGTAGAACAGGTAAGGCAGCCGAAGCAGACCTTATGCTATTACTTGCCAAGAACCCTGACGTTGAAGGTGAAGAGGAACAATCTCCTCAGAGACATATCAACGTTGTAAAGAACAAACTATCTGGTTGGCATGGCAAGATTGTCTGCGAACTAGACTACAAAACAGCGAGGTACACAGCATGAATACATTTAAACCTATTAAAGGTGCATACACTAGGAAGTTTAGACCCTATTCGTATGCCAAGAATGATGGTGTAGCTAAAGATGCAGTGTCAGGTTACTTAGTTAACAACGGACATACTATCTTATCTACTGAAGAAGATTATTCTTTTGATATTAAGAGTGAGAAGAATGGTAACACATACTACTCAGAGGTTGAGATGAAGAGACAATGGTTTGGGGATTGGCTTCCATCTTGGAAAGAGATTAGGATTCCCTATCGTAAATTTAAATTATTAAATAAATTTAAAGAGATGAATGAAAAAGATGCATTCTTTAATTTTTATGTTATAAGAGGTGACATGGAGTGTGCATGGAGAATAAAAGATTATCAGTTTACACCTGAAACTGTGCAAGAGATATACTTATCTAATGCAAGAAGGTATGAATACTTCTTTCACATACCCTATCAGGAAGCTGAACTGGTTCAACTAAAGGAAGACAAATGAGATTAATACTAGACGTAGAGAATACTGTAACAAAACGTAATGATAAGTTGCACTTAGATCCTTTTGAGGAGACTAATAGTCTTGTTATGGTTGGTATGAAGACAGACAACTGGGAAAGAGTGGTCACGTTTGATCATGCTGACGAATCACCCACACCCAATGGTTATGGCATTGTGCAACAGGCACTAGATAATACTACTGTGCTTGTGTGTCACAATGTATCACATGATCTTATATGGTTGTGGGAGTCTGGCTTCAAGTATGAGGGCATTGTGTTTGATACTATGCTTGGTGAATATGTATTACAGCGTGGACAGAAACAACCTCTGTCATTAGAGCAGTGTGCTGAACGCTACATGTTATCCAACAAGAAACAGGACACAATGAAAGATTACTTTAAGAGAGGTGTGTCTGTAGCTGAGATACCACATGCAGAGTTGTCAGAGTATTTAGTGCATGACTTACGTGCTACATATGATCTGGCTGATAAGATACATCACAGGCTGAGTAATGGTGATGCAGATCTCATGGACACTGTTACACACACCAACATGGTTGCTGTCTGCTTGTGTAAGATATATCAGCGTGGGTTTAATGTAGACTTAGATAAGCTTGATGAAGTACGTAAGGAGTTTGAGAAAGAGAAGGTGGGCATCTGGAATGATCTTAGCCAACAGGTTCGTGATCTTATGGGAGACAGACCTATCAATCTCAATAGTCCAGAGCAGTTATCATGGGTAATCTATAGCCGTAAGCCAAAGGATAAGTCTATGTGGGCTAATTACTTTGAGCCTTACATGCGAAAGGATGCATTCACAGATGCTGTCAATGATCATACAGATATTATGTACAAGGTTACAGCTAGTACCTGCCCTGTATGTAGAGGACGTGGCAAGATTACAAAGGTTAAGAAGGATGGTACACCATTTAAAAAACCAAACAAGTGTGTCAAATGTGAAGAGTCTGGTTGGATATATACACCACGACAGCAGATAGCAGGTCTTAGATTTACTGCTCCCTCTGCTAAGTGGGTGAGTGCCAATGGGTTTAGCACAAACAAACTGAACCTTGAGATACTTGAACACTATGCCAAGCGTACAGGCAACACAAAGGCAGAGTTGTTTCTCAAGAATGTTCGTAGACTGTCTGCCCTAGATACATACCTATCTAGTTTTGTTGAGGGCATATCTACATACACTAAGCCTGATGGCAAGCTACATGTTAGATTATTACAGCATCGTACATCTACAGGACGGTTCAGTGGTGCAGATCCTAACATGCAGAACATGCCTAGAGGTGGTACGTTCCCTGTGAAGAAGATCTTTGTGTCACGTTGGGAAGGTGGCAAGATACTTGAAGCTGACTTTGCACAGCTAGAGTTTCGAACTGCAGCATACTTGTCACAGGACAAAGTTGCAATGCAAGAGATAGCTGATGGCTTTGATGTGCATAGTTATACTGCACAGGTTATTACGGATGCAGGACAGCCTACATCTAGACAGGAAGCTAAAGCACATACCTTTGCTCCTCTGTATGGAGCTACAGGGTTTGGCAGATCTGAAGCAGAAGCCATGTATTACGAGCAGTTTGGTGATAAGTACAAGGGTGTGTCGGCATGGCACAAAGAGCTAGGTAAGGAAGCTATTAATACAGGACGTATTAGTATTCCCTCAGGACGTTCCTTCTCTTTTCCTGATGTAGTACGTAAGGGTAATGGCACGGTTACATACTTTACACAGATAAAGAATTACCCTGTGCAAGCATTTGCTACAGCAGATATAGTGCCACTAATTCTCATGACTTTTGATAACATGCTCATGAATATGAATAGTTGCATAGTGAATACTG